CTGGATTGACATCAACACGTCCTTCTCGCGTTCTTGCAAATTGGTTTTGAGCTTATTGTTCTCAGCAAGAACCTTTTGCGCCAAGGCAACAGCTTCTTGATGCTCACGTAACACCTGCTCCTTCTCACGGCGTTCGTCATGCGCCAGCTTCTTCATCTGCATCAGTTTCTTCTTAACCTTTGCAGAGTAATCTTCTAGCTCGTCGTCGTAGAGTTCTTTCTTGATCTCTTCAGGAAACGATTCCTTTCCCTGATCCGCTGGGGGAACGTCGCTTTCAATCTCAATCAAAACCTTGTCGTCTTGATCTAGTTCCTCTTCCTGCTCATCAGGGAATTTGAATTCCGGTTTGTCTAGTTCAGCCATTTTGTTTCCCCTTATTTGCGCGCAATGCCGCGAGGATCATCGACTGTACCTTCAACTACATCGTCGTTAATCATGCGGAACTCTTTGCCATGAATGACAAGCCGTGAGCCTGAGTGCGGACGGACGATAATAAAATCGCCAACCTTACACCAAGGGCCGCTTGGGAATTTTTGCTTGTCTTTATAACAGTCAGGACCAAGGGCCACAACAAACAACACCGTGGTCATCAGTTCTTCGTAATACACGGTAGTGTCAGCTTTAATGATTCCGCTGTCGTAAGCACTTTCCATTTCAGGGATCGCACATAAAATGTGGTAGCCACTGGGCTTGGGTAGTTGCTTTGCTTTCTCTTCTGGTGGAGTGTTAATTGTCCCTACAACTTGTGGGTCGTTTGGGTTAGTTGCTATTAAGATTTCAGTCATCGTATTCTTCCGCTCGTCGTTGTAGGTCTAGGCACATCATTCTCACGGAAAGGAGACCTTTTACCTTCCCGCAATTTTCTTTGTATTCAGCGAAGTCTTTGCAGTTACCGTCAGCAAGATGCTCCTGAATTCCATCCACTTCTGTGTTGATCTTTTCGATCAAATACGCCATCGCTTTTTCAATCATTTGTCAGTTTTTCTCTGTTTTTCGCAGAAATTATGCGTTTTTTTGCTTGTCAGCTTCAATTTTTGCTGCTGTTTTTGCTGCGTCTACGGCCAATTCTAGCCGTAATTTTTGCTCATCTTGAGCTGCTTTTCCGTGGTTATGGGCAATTTCTGCTTGAATTCGCGCCATATCTACCTCTTTTTGGTTGTTAATTTTGAGTAATGCAGCCTGAATTTCAGCCTGTCTGAACTGCTGTTCGGCCTGTTGTTTCTGTTGTTCAAGCTGCAACTCTGCTTGTTGTATCTGCAGTTTCTGCTGCTCCATTTGCACGATAGGATCTTGCAATTGTTGTTGTGCTTGAGCTTGTGCGGCGTTTGCTTTGCTTGCCTGCAGTACCTGCTGGCTTGCTTGAGCTATCAATCTGGACAACTGCTGCTCTACTTCTGGTGGCAGTTTCTGATCTGGCATAGGCAACGCCACACCCATTTGTTGCTCGACCTGCGCACGGAACTTGTATCCCATGTGTTCTGATATATGCGCTTGTAAAGCTGCCATAATGACGTTGGCTTGGGGGTTCTGGCCTATGGTCTGCATTACCTCGGGGTCTTGCATGAATGCCTGATGCGCAGCAATGTGTGCAGCATGATCCTGCAACAAGAACGCCTTAAGTGGCTTGCCTTGTACCGCGTTTAAGTTTTCGGATACTGGATCAACCGGCGTTTCATCGTCCTCCATCGGAACCAGTTTCTCTGCGTTCTTAATTCCCAACACCTCTAACATCTGTCGATGTAGATAGGGCATGTTGTAGATCTGGGGTGCAGTCTGGGCCAGTTGAACCACTGCCTGATACTGCACAATCTTTTGCGCCATCGTGGCCGCATTAGGATCAGATACAGGGATGACGGTAACTAAATCATAGTCAGATTGTTTGGCTGAAGGAGCGCCTTCTACTGGCTCATAAGAGTAATCCTTGGGCGTGTAGTCACGGATGATGTCGCGTAACAGTCCAAGCTCTTGCTTAAATGAATAATGAATCCTTGCCTGTACGGCAGTCATCACCTTCAGGCTTCTTTCCAGAATTGCCAGCGTGGTTCCAACAGGAGTATTGGCTGACATGTCCGCAACTTGCATATCTGCCGTAGATGCAAACCGGCGGCCTTCTTCAATAATCTTTTCTAACAACATAGCCAGAACCTGACTTGGTTCTTTGTAAGGCAAGGCCATTAAGTTATCTTTGATCGTGCCGCTGGGGACGTCTACGTCTCTAAACTCTCCGGGACTAATCGGTGTATCGTCGCCCTTTACTCTTAATCCTCTTGCCTTAAACCCTCCCGGTAGATTGGATAAAGTACCAGCATCCACCAGCTGACGGAGGATAGAAGTTCCAGATTTTGCGTAAGAACCAATAAGATGCAGAAGGCCAAAACAATAGAAACCAAAACCGGGAATGTATCCATAATGTACAAAATGCTGGCGCTTAGAGTGGAGCTTGTCTTCGGGACGCCAGTTACGACGAATAGACAAACAGGTTGCACTGCCTTTCTCTATCGTAACGACGTAGGGTAGGGCGATACCTGTGGGGTTACCATTCTTGTCTGTGTGTTCAAATCCTTCCAGATCGAGATCAACGTTCATCTCTAAGATCTGGTAACGGTCATCGGATGTAGCTCTGAAGCCCATCTTCTCCGCAATCTTCTTTTCAATCTCGTCTAGCTGATTGCTTGGCTCACCAAGATCTACATCTAAGTAAAACCCGCCATACTGTAGCTGTCGTAATTCGTTCTCAGTCTTACGCATGACGTGCGTCACACGTTCAGCTGTCTGAATATTAGACGCGCCATAAGGTACAACCAGATCTTCCGCAGGAACAAAGACCGATGTCTGACGGCCTAAAGACGGGTCGTAGTACACCTTCTTAAATGCATTACCTGCCAGACCCAAGCCCCACAGCATGCGCTCATGCTCAGGTCTGAACTCAACCATCTTGTCGGTGATCTGATAGTTCATGTCGGCTGCAACACGGATGGCAGCTTCTTTCTTTTCTGGGGTCTCTTTTCCTACAATCTCCGTCTTAACCGGACCAGCTGCAGGGAAGGTAGACATCATCGTCTCGGCTTGGAACTTGACCAATGCCTCAGACAACATAGGGTGGAACACACCGCAGGCTCCGGGCCAAGGGTCGGTACGTTCTTCAATCTTAAGACCTAGTAACTGAATGCCGTCGACATAGGTCTGCATCCAATCGCGGCGTGAGGAAACATCTTCGTCGTACTCATTGATCAGATCATTGACCAACGATTGCATAACACGGGCGTCTAAGACTTCTGCTAAGTTCTGGTCAAAGTCATCTTCTTCTTTGCCAATATGTATATCAACGCCGCCTGCATGTATGTTGACTTCTTCCGGGTCGACAATCTCAATTTCAACTGCTTCGTGATCCAGACTGTCCAAACCCTGTGGCGCTTGATAGAGACTTTTAGCGATAGTCATATTTAGTAGTATTCCCGTTTGCGTCTGAAGTATTGTTGGTCTTCCGGCTCATCTGAGTCCAACCGGATAAACCCGCCTTTACGAAATCTAATTAGTGCTTGTGTTGCCGAGTCTACCAAGTCGTCGTGATCTGAGTTTGGAAATGCTGCCATCTCTTCTATCAGCTCATCTGCCCAGCGTGTGGCAGGAGCCCACACCTTACCACTAGAGAACAAATCTGACACCGAATTAATACGGACGATCTTATCATTGCCCCTACTGGGAGTAAATTCTTGAACCGAAATACCCATCGCCCGTAGCTCATAGATCAACGGCGCGCCAGAAGCTTTGGCCTCAATCACAAACGCATCTGGCTCCCACTCCTTATACATATTAAAAGCAGTCTGCTTTAGCTCAGGGAATTCCATCCGTCGCTTAAAAGCATCCAACAAGATAATCTGCATGTCGTCGGGATTCTCATTGTAGGCAAACACGCCCCACGTCGTACACGCAGAATAGTCGGACCGTTCGGACTTGGTAAACGCAGTATCCCAAGACTGAATGATGAACTCACACGGAGGGGGTCGATCCCCTTCCCATATCTGCCACCAGTCTCTTTTTACAATCGCGCCTTCTTCGGACGTCGGCTGTTGTTGATACTGCGCATTCCACTTACCAGAAGGCAGTTCATTTCTTAGTGCCTCTAGTTCCTCTATGCTCCAGAACTCAGGCCATAAAGGATTGCCAGAAGGTAATATTGCTGGGAAGTCTATGACCTCCCACTCATCCCCGTCCCGATCCACAGCAGACTGTAAGATCCTCCCCGTCAGATCTCTCTTAGACCAACGGGTCATGATGACGACAATCGACCCGCCCGGCTGTAGACGCTGACGTGGACCGGAGGTGTACCACTCATACACCTTGTCGAAGATCTCAGGGCTTGTAGCCGCGAGGGCAGCCTCTTGCTCAGAGTGTGGGTCGTCGATGATTAATAGGTCTGCACCCTTACCCGTAACCGTACCCCCAACACCAATCGCAAAGTATTCCCCATTCTGATTCGTCGCCCACCGTCCTGCAGCTTTAGAGTCAGACCTTAGATTCACATTTGGGAATATCTTAGAGTATTGCTCAGACCCGACAAGGTTACGCACCTTACGGCCGAATCCTACCGCGAGTTCCGCCGTGTTTGACGTTTGAATAATCTTCTTCCCCGGATACTTACCAAGGAACCAAGCAGGCAGCATAAAGCTTCCGAACTCAGACTTGGTATGCCGAGGTGGCATGTTGATGATTAAACGCTTCAACTTCCCTTCAGCGATCTCCTCAAACTTCTTTGCCATGACTTTATGATGACGTCCATCTATAAACCCCGGCCACATTTGCTTAACAAAGTACAAGAAATGCTCATGCGCCCGCTCTCTATCCTCCGCATCTTTCAACGCAGCAAGGTCGTCAAACAAAGCTTTCTGTACATGCGCAGGCAGTTCAGCAATCCGCTCTAAGATGTCGTTCACTCTATATCTACCTTGTACAACTTAATATGAGACGGCCGTATAGACCGCGCCCGGTTGGGGGTCCGTTTACACACGCCCAGATCACATAGCCGCTTCATAATCCTATGTATATTAGAGCGACTCTTATCGCCCGTCATATACTGGATGTTCTCAACGGTGGGACCAAACCCATACCTCTTCCAAAACTCATCTATAGCGATATACACACTCATCTGATTCTCAGTCATTAACCTCTCCTTCGCCTCCTCCTCCGTACGGACAATAAACCGCTCAACCTCCAACTCCACCTTCGTCCCATTCTTGTTATACGTGACCAACTTCATCTCATGTATGCCCACTCAAAAAAGTGCCCATTTTTCGTGTTTCCTTAATAATCAATGGTTTACGCTATCATGCCCAAATGAGCATGATGCAGTAACATATTGATTTCTTTTGATTATTTTTTTGCCCATTTATTTGTCAATAGAATCAGTTACTTAGGAGTGGGCATTTTCCAAAAAATATACCCCCCCACCTGTTCATTTTTCATCACCTACCGGGGGGTCTTCCTGTGGGATGATCTCCAGATCTGAGGGGTCGATAGAGCCAAATTCGTCTAGAGGTGGTGATTGAGTGTGGGGAATAGTATGCATGGCATCCGTGTCGACCATCCGGCCGTCTTGGGGGGTGGGGGA